TCCACTCAACGGTTTCCTAATATTGAAGCCAGTTGAAGAACAAGAACAGACCTACGGAAACATTGTAATTCCAGACTTAGGTAAAGAGCGTCCTGAAATGGGTGAAGTAGTAGCCACAAGCGAAACTTATAACTGGCACACTGACAATTATGTTAAATCTACTGTAGAAGTAGGACAAAAGGTTTTGATTCCTAAATTGGGATCTATGAAAATCACCATCGAAGGTGAAGATTATTTCATTGCAAAAGACACAGAGATCTTAGCTGTTTTAAACGATTAATTATGAGTACGACAAAAAATATAAGCGGAACAGAACTTAAAGAGAAGTTACTTTCCGGAATTGAGAAATTAAACTTAGCTGTCTCGTCTACATTAGGACCAGGCGGTAGAACAGTTTTAATCAGAGAGCAAAACGGTGAAGTTAAAGTTACCAAAGACGGTGTAACTGTAGCCAAAGCTTTCCATAAATTAGAAGACGATGTTGAGGACTTAGGTGCTCAATTAGTAAAACAAGTTAGTATTAAATCGGCTATCGAAGCTGGAGACGGTACAACTACTTCTACTTTATTGGCGACAGAAATGGTTAGAGAAGGATTAAAAGAAATTCGTCAAGGCTCTAATGCGGTAGAGATTAAAAACTCAATCGATAAAACAGTTAAACAGGTTATCGAATATATTAAGAAAATATCTATCGATATCGATTCAGAAGAGCAAGTAAAACAAGTTGCTACTATTTCTGGTAATAACGATTCAGAAGTTGGTAACCTAATTGCATCTGCAGTAGAAAAAGTAGGTCGCGAAGGAGTAATTACAATCGAAGAATCAAAAACTGGAGAAACTAGTTTAGAAGTTGTTGAAGGTATGCAATTTGATAGAGGTTATAAATCTCCTTATTTCGTTACCAACAATACAACAATGCAAGCCGTATTAGAAGATCCTTACATTTTCTTATACGATGGTAGAATCTCTTCAGCACAAGAGTTATTGCAAGTTTTAACAAAAGCAAATTCAGAGAATAAGCCATTGTTAATTATTGCAGAAGACATTGGAGAAGAAGCATTAGCCACTTTGATTGTAAACAAAATGAGAGGCATTGTTCAAGTTTGTGCAGTTAAAGCACCAGACTTCGCAGAGAGAAAAACATTGATCTTAGAAGATATCGCAATCTTAACAGGCGGCGCAGTTGCTTCTAAAGACAAAGGTCACAAATTAGATAAATTAACTGGAGCTCAAATCAACGAGTTCTTAGGTAGAGCTAGATTGGTTACGGTAACTAAAGACGAAACTACTATCATCGATGGTAAAGGCGTTGAAACTGTAATTGAAGCAAGAGCAGAAGAGATTAAAGAGCAAATTGAAAAGTCTACTTCGTTCTACGAGAAAGAGAAGTTACAAGAGAGATTGGGCAAATTAGTAGGTGGAGTTGCAATCATCAACGTTGGCGGTAATTCAGATATCGAAATTAGAGAAAAGAAAGACAGAGTTGAAGACGCATTATATGCAACAAAAGCAGCGTTAGCAGAAGGTATCGTACCAGGCGGAGGTTCAGCTTTATTCCAAGCTTCTATTCAACATCAAGCATCAGATTCTATCAGTGATGATATTGCTTATGGAATTGTTCAGAAAGCGATTCAAAGCCCATTCAGAAAGATCTTAGAAAATGCTGGAGTTCAGGATTGGTACACAAAAATTCCTGACGAAGGCGATGTATACGATGCAAAGAATCACAAGATTGTTAACGCTTTAGAAGCAGGTATTATTGATCCTACAAAAGTAGTTATCACAGCACTTAGAAACGCAGCTTCTGTAGCAGGCACTATTTTAACTACTGAATCTGTAGTATTCGAAAAGAAAGACAAAGAAGAAAAAACTCAAGACCCAATGATGGGTATGGGTATGGGAATGTAATAAATTAAAAAATATAGTTATGAAAATTGGATTGGTATCAATTATGGGAAATGTAGGTTCAACGTTCAACTCACAGGGAGGCGGATACGGACTTATACAATCAAAAATGTTGAAAGACAACCATCCGAATGATATTGTAGACGTAAACCCCAGTCCTAGCGATTGGGGCTCTTACGATCTCTTATACATTTGTGAAGGAGTTAATTTCGTAGCAGGTTCTTTTAATGTTCCTGGTGGTCCACAACCCATTCACACAGAAAAAATGAAAGCTATTTCACAGTTCGAAGGAGAAATAAGATTCTCTAATAGTCAATTTGATTTCAATAAGTTCAATCAAAGATTAAAAGTAGAAGGACAATTTCCTGATACTAGTATGATAGCTTGGTACAACACTTTTTTTGCACACGGTTTAGACAGTAGAAAAGCAGTTATTGGAGATTCTCATGCTTTATCAGTGTGGAAACCTGGACACTCTTTAGATTTCACGGCTGGTAGAACTTTACACGGATTTTTAAGAAGAGAAAGCGTAGAACAGATCAACAATAGATTTGACGAAACTACTTTGTATTTTGGTAATATAGATTTACGTTTCCATTTAATGAGACAAGAAAATCCTCAACAAGCAACTGCAGATTTGTTCAATCGTTATGTTGATTTTGCAAAGCAATTAAATAAAGCCACATTAGTTGAGCTATTACCAGTAGAGCACGAATCAAGAAAAATTCCTGGAACTGGTTTATATAAAAAGCAACCATTTTTTGGAACAAGAGCAGAGAGAATGCAATTAAGAGAAATTGCAAACGAGATTATCAACAATTCAGGATTAGAAGTAATTCAGTGGCCAAAAGAATGGATAGATGAAGACGGAACTAAAATGCTAGAGATTTTAGAAATGAAACAATCGGTGCATTTGAAACCTAAGCAATATCCTTACCTTACTGAGATTTTAAAATAATTATAATAAATAAAAAAACATGAAAAAAATCACATTCATAGTAGCTAGTCTACTAGTAACATTAATTGGTTGTAAAACAGCTGAAGTAGAACAAGAAGTTAAATTAGACGAAATAGTACAAGTTCATCAAGGCGCGTTTGCATTTTGTGGCGCATCAGCAGCAGTTCCAACTGGAAAAACGATTATTGTTCAAGGAGTAGAATATAAAGAAGGATGTGCAGTATGTCCAGTATTAACAGGACCATCTCTTTCTAATTTAGCAATGCAAGGCGTTAGTGGAACTTATGGAAAATTTAATGTAGGCGAAAATCCACAAACTCCTGATGGAACAGATAAAACGGTATGGTCTTTCTTTTGGTACTACGATTCAACAACAACAGTACCTCAATTTGATCCAGCTTCTAAAGAGTGGAAATTATTACCACCAGTAAATCGTATGTTCGTTATCAATTTAGATTCTCCAAGTACAAGCGAAAGTAATATGTTCGCAATGCCAGGAGTTATCTTCGATACAACATCAGACGGTATTGTATTAGCCAAAGTATACGGACCACTTAATGAAGCAGCAGTTCCATTACGTAAAGCCGTTCCAGTTGAATCAGGAATGACATCTGTTACAGCAGCTAAAGAAGGATTCCCTTACCCAGTAGGAACACCTATTCCTATTAGTTACTTAAGTAAGGAACTTCAAAAAACTAAAAAATACTAATTAATGTTTTTAAACAAAGCAACAGATGAATCTAATTTGGACATGTCAGATGGTAGAGACTTAAACTACTATCTTGACATGACTAAAGATTACAAACACGATTTTACATTTAAAGTAAAAGACGTAGAAGGCTTTAAAGTTGTCGATGATGGAGAATTCCAATTCGGAACTAAAGCTAAAATGGCAGACTTCTTCATATCTCAAGTAAAAGAAGATGCGATGGTTTATGTTGCACCAAGAACAGGTTACGCTCCTTATTCTTTGTGTCATTTAGCAAAGAAGTACAATAAAAAATTGTATCTAGTTATGCCAGCTTCTAAAGAGGCATCAGAGCACCAATTAACCGCAATAGAAAACGGAGGAATTCCAATGTTTACTAGAATACCAGCAATGCCAACTGCAAATATTTGGGCAAAACAATTCGCAGAAAAAATTGGAGGAAAGTATTTACCTTTCGGATTAAAGCACGAAATGGTGGTTGCTGGCGGAGTTAGAATATTTCACGATAATTTTAAAGACACAGATATTGAAACGATGTGGAGCGTATTCTCTACTGGAGTTTTATCTCGCACTTTACAGATCGCGCTACCTGAAACTAAATTTAATGCTGTGGCAGTGGCAAGAAACATTCAAGCCGGAGAACTTGGTAGAGCTAAATTCTACACTCATGACAGAGCGTTCTTAAAACCTTCAAGGATACAGACCCCTTTTGATTCTATACAAACATACGACGCAAAAGGTTGGGAACTCCTAAAGCAACATGGGCAGCAAGGGGATTGGTTTTGGAACGTAGCAGGTAATATGCCTAAACCCACAATAAAACCTAGTGACATCGATTCAAGTCGCGAGTGGGGAGACTTTAAAGATTTTGAAAAGCACTACAAAGATTAGCTTTATTATTAGCCCTTTATTTCTTATATTTACTTCATGAATATACTACTTAAAGCAAACGAAATCGTATTCGAAAGAAACGAAGAAAAGGAGCGTATGTATGGCCCTTTTCAAGAAGGCATGCAAGAAGCAGCCAAGATTGCGTCTCTATTATCAAGAAAGGAGATCACTACAGTTGATATGTACAATTGTATGATGGCCCTAAAGTTATCAAGAGCATCTTATAATTACAAAGAAGACAATTATTTAGATTTAGTTGCATATATTGCATCACTAAACGACTATCAAAACAATGTACAGAATGAACATTCAAAAGACAAGAGACGTAAAAACACCAAGTAGAGGCACCAACTTATCAGCTGGTTTAGACTTCTACGTACCAGAAGATTTTCAAGAAACTACTATCCACACAGGAGAATCAGTTTTAATTCCTTCAGGTATCAGAGCGCACGTTCCATCAGGTTATGCGTTAATTGCATTTAATAAATCAGGAGTTGCGACAAAACAGAATTTATCAGTAGGCGCTTGCGTAGTAGACGAAGACTACGAAGGAGAAATTCATTTGCATCTAATCAATGTAGGAAGATCTCATACGACAATTAAACCTGGACAAAAGCTAACACAATTTATTTTGATTCCAGTAAGTTATATGGACGTACACGTATTAGAAGAGTTACCAGATAGAAACACAGAGCGTGGAGCTGGTGGATTCGGATCAACAGGATTATAATGGAAAAACAACAGAAGTTAGATAAGACATTTATCAACATCGCAAAAGAAGTCGGCACTTTATCGCACTGCACCAGATCAAAAGTAGGTGCAGTGTTGGTGAAAGACGGTAACGTAATAAGTTTTGGGTATAATGGCACTCCTGCTGGAATGGATAACTGCTGTGAAGAAAACAATGTTACCAAAGACGAAGTTATCCACGCAGAAATGAATGCCATATTGAAAGCTGCCAAAAGCGGTAACGCAGTAGATGGTAGCACCCTGTACTTAAGTTTATCTCCGTGTCAAAATTGTTGTAAATTGATTATCCAATCAGGTATTAAACGTGTAGTGTATTTAGAAGGCTACAGAGATTTAAAACCTATTGAATTTTTATCTAAATTTATAGAAGTAGAAAAGTATGATATATAAAAACGCCACAGACGCATTCGAATTGCTATTTAGCGACATTAACGCCAACGGAGAATCATTCGCAGGTACTAAAGCCAAGTTCAATGTTTCATTTACGCTACAAGACGTAAGTAACAAAACTGTTACCACGCCTCAACGTAAATTCAACGAAGACTATGCTGAGTACGAGTGGAACTGGTATCTTAAAGGCGATCGTGATGCTAGCGAAATAGCAGAGCGTGCTAAGATATGGAAACAAATGATGGTTGATGGTACTACAGAAGTAAACTCTAACTACGGTTACTTTTGGAACAAGAACTATCAACTATCAAGAGTAATACAAGAACTCAAAACTAATAAAGAAACAAGAAGAGCAATTGTTGTACATTACGATATAAACGAATTGGACAGATACAAGCACGATACGCCATGTAACGATGTACTTAACTTCTATATAAAAGACGATAAGTTACATTTAACAGTATTCGCAAGATCTATCGATTTAGTTTTTGGTTTCTGTAACGATCAGTACACATTTGCCAAGCTTATGGAGATGGTAGCGTTTCAGTTAGATATTCCAGTAGGAGAAATGCATTGGATGGTAACTAACTTACACATCTATCCAAGACATTACGATATGTTAAAATAAAAGTTATGATAGCAACAAAATTAGCGAGAGAGTTTTTAGAAGAACAACTATCCAAGTTAGTTCCAAAAAAGTACAGTCAATTTGTGTGGTGGAGACGCTACGAAGTTAGACAAACCTTATCAGAAAAAGCTCCTTTGTACGATAAAATAGTTAACGGAGATTACGAACATTCAGATTACTACTATCAAGCAGAAATGGAGAATTATCTTCTACAAGACAGAATCAAAGACATAAGATTCTACGAAGATCAGTTAGAGCACAGAAGTTTATTTGGAGCCAGATGGAAAAGACTGATGGACGATTACGCTAAAGATGAGAAAGAAATCTTAAGAAAGATGAAGAAGGATTTCAAAGGCACTTTCGGTATATCTGGTGATGAATTAGAGCTGATTATGGAAGACTTCGACGGTACTACATTAGATTTATACACCCACGTAAAGCAGCTGACCAGAGAACGCAGAATGAAAAACTTACAATTAATATGACATTAAGATACAAAATATGGGAATTTTTTAGAAGAGGTATACCGACCTTTTTTAAGAACATTTGGAAATTCAGAAAAGAGCTGTACAGCCACGATTGGTGGGATTACACTTTTACTTTAGAAATACTTTACCGATCTTTGGTTATCATGGAAGAGGGTATGAGTAAGAAAGGGCTGGAAGTAGCAGAAACCAGAAACTTAAAACTAAAACAAATACGTAGAGCAATAGAGTTACTTAAACACAAATTGGACAGCGATTACGTAGAGAGAGTGGAAGCCGAGTTGGGACCAATATGCTATACGAATTTTTTCGACGATAAAAATTGGAAAAAATTAGAAGGCGGAAATTATGAGTTGATAGACACAGACACTCCCGAAGAAAGGAAACATAGTCGTAAAGTATTCAAGCGCGCGCATCAGTTAGAAGCGAAGGAGTGGAAAGAGTTATGGACCATTATCAAAGGAAACAAATTTACTACTTGGGAAAAATTCGACGGAACTGATCTTCGCAATTGGTGGGATTAAAATAAAACTATGAAAAAATTATTATTACTATTATTGTTATTACCAACAATCGTCTTTTCTCAAGACGCAAAGAATAGAGAAATGCAAATGCAAGTGAACAACTTACAGCCTCCTCCACCTCCGCCTCCTCCTGGACCAAAGGGATCGCTAGTTAAAACAAATGCATTCTTAACCTCTTCAGATTTCGTATTCTTACAAAAACCTACTTACGTTGGTGGATGGTTACAAGCAGTTTCTCTTGGAATGGGAAAGTCTTCTAGAAATGGAGTTTACAGTTATGGAGGAAATGGTTTTGCTACAACTGATGGCTCTCAATTAGGTTTATCAGCGTTCGTATCCAAAGGTAACAACAATCTTTTTTTATCTCATGTTAAATTGGCCAATAGCAAAACAACAACAGCCACTTACGTAAAAATGTATAAAGGCAAGTGGAATAAGGGATTTGGAATTAATTTATCTTCTTCGTTTACAAAAGTAACGCAATCAGATTCTATACCGCCAATGCACATAGTGGCGCCTTCTGTAATGTTGTTTATTAACAGAACTTATACAACGGGTAGATTTTTAATAACGCCAGATCTATTACTTAGTTACTCGAATCCCTATTTTGACGCAGGAAAAAATTCTGTAACTTTCTTAGGAGCCGAAAGATGGATAGGTTTTCAATATGACGGAACATTTAATGCATTAGTAGGAACTTCTTTTGGTTATAAATTTTCTAAAAAGTTTACATTGCTAGTTGCTTATAGAGGTAACATAAACACAAATCCAAAATTTGGACTAATGAACAATATTTCAATAGGTAACAAATTCAATTTATAAAATGAAAGACATATTAATTGTATTCGGATTAATGTTAATTCCTACAAGCATTATTGCAATAATATGGGTATATTTTATCGACAAATCACTTAAACTAAAAAAAGAAAGAAATGAAACAATACATAAAACCGCTTCTAACAACATTTAGCGTCGCGTTATTCTTATACACGATGTACACTCAGAACGAAAAAATCACTGAGTTGAAAACTACGGTAGTAAAACAAGAAAAATTAGTGGACAGTTTACAAACAGATTTATTTCTATCTAAAATGATGAATGGAAGATACGAATTAGCTTTGGATTATTTAAAAGCGACTAATGCAAAAGCTGCAAAGCAATTTGAAACTTATGCGTCTAAAGAAACGGAATAATTAACAATAACTTAATACTACAACCCTCTAATTTTTTAGGGGGTTTTTATTTATTGATATGCTAAAAGATATATTGACCATTGTTATTCCGTGTAAAAATGAAGGAATAAACATTTACGATTGTGTAGGTTTGATATGTATGCAAAAAAATATCGCCTCAACAAGAATTATAATAGCAGACAATTCAGATCAAGAGGAATCTATGTGGTGGTTGTGGAGAACAGAAATGGATTTTAAATACTCTGTAAATATAGAAATCATAAAAGGTGGATATCCTGCAAAAGCAAGATTAGATGGCAGTAAATTAGTCACCACTCCGTACATTCTATTTTTAGACGCAGACATAATGCTTAAGGAGAAAGATCTGCTAGAAAAAATCGCCCAAGAAAGCAAGGACTTAATTACTGTTCCATTCGTTACAGAAAAAAAATGGAATTGGATTTTTAGACTATTCGATTTATTTCAACTTCTAAGCATTAAGCTTGGAACTCCATTTGCAGTTGGTGGATTTCAATATTGGAATACAAAAGCCTATTGGGAATGCGGAGGATACAAACCAGAAGAGCTATTTGCTGAAGACTATTCTGTATCTCATTTAGTAGATTCTAAAAAATTTAAAATACATAAAACAGAAGGCGTCTATACTTCGGCTAGAAGGTTTAAAAATAAGGGCGTATTCTACATGTTTTGGTTAATGATCAAGTGTTACGTAAATAGAAACAATCCAGAATTCTTTAAACAACACCACAACTATTGGTCATGAAGTATCAAGCAATCATTGTATCAGACTTACACTTAGGAACCAAAGACTCTAAAGCTGAAGAGTTTATAGAGTTTTTAGAAAAGCATCCAACAGACCTATTAATTCTTAATGGAGATATCATTGATGGTTGGGCTTTAAATAGAGGCGCTAAGTGGAAAAAACAGCACACAAAAGTCATATCTAAGTTGTTGAAATTATCTAACAAAACACAGATCGTTTGGATCAGAGGAAATCATGATGAATTCTTACACGAGTTTATGGAAAACCATTTTGGAGGAATCGAAATTAGAGAAGACTATGTTCTCGATATACGTAACACTATGGAGAGCTACTATATTTTCCACGGAGATGTTATTGATATTTTTATAACAAAGTACAAATGGCTTTCTAAGATAGGAGCTGTAGGATACGACTTTGCTTTATGGTTGAATAGGTGGTACAACAAATACAGAGTGTGGAGAAAATTACCCTACCAATCAATTTCGCAAAAGATAAAGAGCGGAGTAAAAGCTGCAACCAATTACGTTAACGATTTTGAAGTAACAGCGTTATCCATGGCAAGTAAAAAAGGCTGTCACGGAGTAATGTGTGGGCATATCCACCAACCAGAAGACAGAATGATAAATGGTAAGCGTTATTTAAACAGCGGGGACTGGGTTGAAAACATGACCGCTATATGCGTAGAAGATACTGGCAGGATATATTTATATTCATGAAACAAGCCTTATTTTTTATCTGTTTACTATTTACATTAGCGGTAAACGCCCAAGACACAGTTAGAATTCACCACAAGGAATACACAACAGTTTATTCAAAATCAAAGAAGTATCCAGTGCTAGTAGAATGGTACGCGACCAAAGCAAAAATTGGGTGCACTACACCGCTAGCAAGAAAGGATCAATTCGCACCAGATCCTCAAATCAAAGCCGAATCAGATATAGCGAAAGATTATGTTGGATCAGGGACAGATCGCGGCCACATGAGCCCCGCAGCTGATAACTTATGCTTAGGAGCAGAGGTACAGAAAGAGTGTTTCTATTTCACAAATATGTCACCGCAATACCATAGTTTAAACGCTGGAGATTGGAAGTCGCTTGAAACTTTAACGAGAACTTTAGCTTTGCAATACGATAGCGTACGAGTATGGGCCGGCAATATAGGTGAAGCCAAAAAAATAGGTCGAGTTTCAGTTCCTACCATTTGTTGGAAGGTGATATACATAAAAAAGACAAAAGAGTACATGGCTTTCATATTCGACAATAACTCAAGTAAGCCAGACGGCCTTAATAACAATAAGGTTACTTTGGATGACATACAGAAGTTAACTCACTTTAAATTTAAAAATTAAGAATTCTAGAAAAAAGGTTATATTGGTAAAAATACAATAATATGAAAAAAGTTTTATACTTCTCAACAACATGGTGTGGACCTTGCAAAACGTTCAAACCAATCGTACAACAAGTTTCTCAAGAAACAGGAATTCCAGTTACATATTTAGATGCTGATCAAGATCAAGAAATGGCTAAAACATACAACATTAATTCTGTTCCAACGATAGTAATCGTTGACGGAGCGGGCAGCATATTATATAGAAATGCAGGCGTCATGCCAAAAGGTCAATTGTCTCAATTACTTAGAGCAATAGGCTAGCACCATATATTTATCTATAAATGGTTTTGAAGCAGTTTCGCTTTAAAGCCATTTTATGCGATATACACTACTACTATTATTATTAAGTCCTCTGTTTGTTTTATCCCAAGACTTAAACAGTAAGGTTTCAGTAAACACTGTTAAAAATAGCGTAAGAATGGGCCCAATGACTGGTAACCTTAATCTTACGATGGGTGTTAAAAATATAATTCAAGAGGTTTTACAGGACAAAGGTTATTCATTAGTTAACAAAGAAGACGCGGATCTTTTTGTCGAAGTGGAGATTGTGTATATGGACCAGCAAAAAACTGCTACCAATATATCTATTTTTCACAAAGACGAGAACACTGTAGTTATTAGAATGCTCGGTAAGTTAATAAACAAATCCGGCAAAGTTGTTAAGAAGGAGTTGGTAACTGACGAATCCTCTGAAATATCCACATCAACATTATTGATTTCAGAGAATGGAGAGTTTAACTCAACCGTTATGAGGAACGCGCTAAAAAAGACATGCGTTCAGGTTGTGAATAAACTACTCTAAACTATGAAAAAAATCTTATTGTTTTTAGGGATGATGATATCCCTTTCCTCTTTTGCTCAAATCAAATTCAGAGCACTGCCTTCTGTAGGTGGAGCCACTCTTGACAGAGGAGGCACATTCGAATATGTTCTTCAAGCTAACGGTAATAGCAACGCTACTACTCGTCAAATATTGGTTGATATGCAATACGATCAAACAAACTTTGAATTAGTATCTGTTACTAATACCGGTACAGGCGGAAACGGAGGCATATTACCAAGTGGATCTACAATTTCTCTATCTCACACAAACTATCCAAATTATACTTGGAATGCAATAACTTCAGGTAATAGCGCTAACAACACCGCTAACGGTACAGCTAATTACCAGTACGCTAGCTACACATTTAATGGAGCCGGCGGAGCTAATGCTATTTTAAGAACAACATTAACGTGGTCAACAGCAAGCGCAATGCCTTATACAAGTTACGATAGATTGATTGTATTTGTATTCAGACTAAAAGCGGCTTCTACTGCATATACGTTTAATCCAATAAAATTAAACTTCGTTTCTGCTTGGAATGCATCAGGAGTTCAAGAAGCTACTATAATGGAATCTCCAATATCAACAGCGGTTACAATGAACCAAAACTTCGGTAAATATGTATCAGCTAAAGTTGATTTGAACTCTAATTTGTATAACCTTTCTGCTTTGAAAGTTTCTTTTAGAGACACCTTAACTAATCAAGGCCAGTTATTTTCAGTTTTATCAGATGGAACTGTAGACGTTAATCAATCTTTATTGACAGCGAGTACAGTATACGATGTGAGCTTGATGCACAACATGGATAAAATATACGACATTTATAACGGAGCAATAACAATATCAGATTTTACTACAGCTCAAGGAGAATTTACTTCTAAGGGACTTACACCTACAAAAG